GTCACGACATCCCGAGCACCCGGCTCAGGTAGCAAAATACGATACAAAATCTTGTCAGCCATTAGGCTACCACCCATAAAAGAGACAGAAAGAAACCCAGGTCGATACATGCGAAAGGCAATCGACTTAAGCTGAGCAGAAATTGCCTCCAATAGCTGCTCATACCGATTTAATCGTCGCCGAAAACGCCAAAACAGCATTGTTCACCTTAATTCAAGAAAAACCTTCTTCTAAGTTTTATATACCTAGAAGAAGGTTGCACAATAAACAAAATTAAAATTTAACTTTGTTATTAGAATATGACTTCAGCGTAAAACAACGCACGAGGAATATATAAAACAGGGAGGAAATTGTCGACCATTTTCACTTCCTGACCAGGAGGATCAATGACTGGAGTACTCCAAGCATTCATCCCATAAACTTCACGCATTTGGCTAGTAACGTTCTCACGAATATATTCCGAACCACTATGCATTTCACACCAATCAGGAGATGGTTCTGGAGTGATAATTGCATAGTTATCAGGAATAAAAAACTGATAATTAGCACTAGCAATTTGACTAGCGTAATTTTCAGCAGTTCCTGGAGCTACTAGACCACCGTTATAGACGTGAAATCGATGCAAAGGCATTGCACCGAAAACAATATCATATCCAGTATCAGGAAGTTTTGATGCTGGGTCAATTTCACGACGACTCAGGGTATCAAAGATTCGTACCGAGGTACCGCGAATAGAAGCCAACTGAGTATTTTCAAAAAGATAATACGCAGTATTACCGTTAAGCCAAATGTGCCGAGTTGGATAACCTGAAACACGTTCAGCTTGAACATCCAATCTGGTAATTTGACTGACAATATCAGTAGAAGCAGTGGCCCAAGAAGCATCAATAATGTCACCACTGCCGGTTACATTCAATTGATCTTTATGGCCAGCAGGAAGTTCGTAATCAACTTTGAAAATAGCATCAGAATCGCTAAATTCACAAAGACGAAGTTCATCACCTACTGATTTAACTCCAAAACCACCTCGGAACATGCGACTTACGACCCATTCCCGAGTGTTACGGAAAACTTGGCTAAAATAACCAAGCTGCTGACGAACATAAGCTTTACCACCGTCGTCGATGCTACCAATAGGAGCACCGGCAGGACGGTATCGCATCAAATCCTCATCAAAAATAACCATCTTTTCGTGAAGCCTAAGCAATTGAGCAGACTTGCTGCCATAAGGCTTACGATCACGAGTTGCAGGACCAGATCGAGGTGCCCGAACTCCAGCAACACTACGGGTGGCATGAAATAGATCCCATCCCGTGTGACGACCTTGAACAGGCTTTCCACGACCAGCAAGGCCATAGAATCGTTGAAACAAACTACCTGGAACATCAATCTGGCTAACAAGACCAGTGATTACAGGAGTTTGAAATAGTTTCTCACGCGATACAAAAGTCATTTATTTTTCTCCTAAATAGGCTGTTACCAGCCTGTAATTAACTGAGTAACAAACTATTAGGTAACAATCGTAACTGTTTGAGATTCAAAACCAAGGCTAACTCGTGTAAGCCAACCTGTACCATCACCGATAACTTCAACCATACCACCGATCTTTTCAGATGCAGTTTGGAACGCAATCGAATCAGCAGTAGCATCGTTATGAACCACTAGCGTATCTGCGGTTCCAGAAGCAACAATAACATTTTGATCTGCAACTACATAAAATCCGTAGCGAAGACCAACTGAGGCAGTTGCTGGAAGAGTAAAGGTTACAGCACCAGTAGCTCCACGATTAGTAAAAAGAGTTCCGTGATCAGCAGCAACCACTGTATAACTAGCAGTCTTAGCAACCACATTACGCCAGCCGCCATTATCTACAGCAATAAAATCTTTGTAGAACTTGAAACGGCCAGTTCCAGCCATCATATTCTTAATCAAATACTCACTAGCATTACCGGCAATGCCAAGAGAAGTTTGACCAGGAATAAGAAGTTTACGAGGATCAACTGAACCGCCAACCATAATGGCATTAAAGCGATCCAAAGTACTTCCTTGATACCCAACATTTTGCATATGGGCCAAGACACCATAAATATCTTGACTTCCATCAGTTGCAGCAGGATTCCAGTGCTTTACTTTACCGGCATCAGCACCTGAAGTAATTTTACCAAGAAGAAGACCTGCACGCAGATCAGTAGTATGATCTGTGTTACCTGAGTCTACAGTGGAGTTATCGATAACCTCACTGGTCCACTCTTGAAGTTCGTAACGACCAACCCAAAATTGATTTTCTACAGTTTCCAGAAGATCACGAATACCAGGAGTACCGTAAGCTCCTTCATAAAGCATACCAACCATATTCAAATTCCTATGTTTATTTTATGTGACAAAAAAAGCTACTAATTAAACACTTAAAATGGTACTGATGATGTCATTTGCTTCTTCATCAGATACTTTAGAAACTTCGTGAGGATTGGGAACACTAGTAGCACCTGAAGGACGATTGCTCATCCAAAGATGATCATTGTTCTTCTGTACCGTTTCCCCTGAAATATTTCCTGGAAGAGATTCCAGTGCAGACAAAGTTACTTCAACAGCATTTTTTGGAAGATCTCCTTCAGAAGAAACACCCATCATAACTGCATCACTAACTTTGAGTGCTTCGATCATAGGAAGAAGGTTAGCTTCAGCATATTCACGAGTAACACGATTGCTTGTAACCAAATTCCGTACACGATCTTGATAGCGTTCCTTAAAGTTTTTATCAAGAACGGTGCTCATGATAATAATAGACTTCTTCAGTTTATCAGTATCAACACCATCATCTTTGAAAGTAGAAGCTTCAAAAGGTTTTCCAGTTGCAGGATCAATAACACCTGCTTCTAAAATAGCTTTTACTTGATCTTGGTTCAGACTCATCATAATTGGATATGTCTCCACTTTGGAATTATTTGGCTTAGAACGAAGACTGCTGTTATTGTCATAATTCTTAGATTTTTGAGTAACAGCAACATACAAACGATCCATAAAATCATCTTCCGTAGTATCAGTAGGAAGAGATATTCCACATTCAGACAAAGCTGAAAGTAGCTTATTTATATCCACTTTGGATACCATTTGACTCATAGTAATAACCTCATACTCATTTGGAAGAGGTATAAAGTTTTTTTGTCCTGGCTCAATTGGATGAGTTGGAATGGCAACGTGCCAAATAGCATCTTCCCATTTTCTTCCAAGACCATCATTAAAATCATGCACACAAATACTGGTGTCTCTAGCTGTCCTGGAAACAATTCCTGCTGGAGTTGCTTCATCTTCAGGATCACCAGGAGCATCTAAAACACCGTACAGAGCGTATTTACCTTGCTCATCTTTTGCTACGTAGAAATCATTCCAGAATCCCAAATTTTCATAACCTTCTTTAGGATCAGCTTCTTGAAGTTCAGGTTGAGCTTCTACAGTATGTTGACGTGGTGCAGGTATTTTAAGACCGGCACTTAACATTTTCTTTCCAGTGTCAGCATACTTATTAAGATCATCTTTGTTGAAAGATTTCTTTTTTCTAGTACCTGCTGCTGTGGAGACTAGGTATTCACCTTCACGGACTATTTCTTTAACGAACTTAGTCATTGAATCTGAATACCTGTTGATTGAGGATTAAAAAATAATACCGTAGATGATTTTGCATAACCAATAATAGTTACCCAATCGTTAGTAGTATTATCTGATTCAGGACTGATAGCACCACTTGCAGATAATACATAAACACGACCAGTAGTCAAACCACCACCTAAAGTTACATCTACACCAGCACCAACTACAGATATTCTTTGTCCTGCTGCTGCTACACCTCCAACAGCCAGTACTATCTGATTAGCTCCACCGTTTCCAGAAAGAGCTAAGGTACTGTTAGAAGCTAAAATATAATCTTGATCAACTGGATCGTAAACTAATACTTTTCCAGCAGTTATAACTGCACCTGCTTCTACGGAGCTTACTCTAACACTGTCTGCAACAAAAACGGCGGTATCAGTTACGGTCACGTCTGCCATATTTAACTCCTAATAATAAACAAAACTATATTTGAATTTCTGTCAACGATAAAAATTTCTAAGAAAATCTCTACCGTTTCCTACCTCTTTATCTGAGTAACACCCTGGAAAATCAGTAAAAATATAGGTATCTTTGTCAGATTCTTCTCTATCGTCACCGGCTTCCCAGACAATATCTTGAACGGCATCAGACAAAACGTCAACTTGATCATCTGTTTGAGTACCGTTTCCTGTCCAGTTGAAGATCTCATCTTCCCATTCTTTAAGCCAAGAAGCTGACTGTGGGAACCAGATTCTTCCTTGTTCCATTCTTAACTGTGCTGCTGTTGAGTTAACAACTTTGTCTGTATATCGTTTACCTTCCTTTACAGTAAGTCCGTAAATTTGAGAATATTGAACTACACCTTTTCCAAGACCATTACCTTCAATACGAAAATATGCAGGGTGCCATTTTCTATTGCATTTCACTAACTCTTGAACGACTACCGGAATTTCATCCTGGAAACGAATACAATCTAGCAGCAATAGATGAAAATCTGTAGTTAACGCCCATACTGCAATTACTGTCCAAGATGCTTCTTTAGCACCATCAGCGTACTCAGTCATACCTTCTCGACCTGATGCAGCAGGGTCTACAGTAGCAAAAATACGTTGAATGTCATCTTTATAATCGATAACTTTGCCTACTCCATCTCTACCCAATACAAAATACCTATCACCTCTTGTTGAGTAGTATCTAATCCACCTACGTTTAAATCGAGCATCAATGTTTACTGCCCAATTACCGTATTTAAGCCTAGCTCTTTCTACAGAAGGTAGATTATCTAAAGCTTCTCCATAACTTTTTTGATCAATAAAAGGGTTATCTCGATAAGAAGCTTGAATAAAAGGTTTATCAGGCTCCCTACCTACCCAATTGATAGTAGTATCATCTTCTTTAATTTCATAAATAGGTATATGGCTGTCTGGTTCAATCTTAAACCTATCTTTTACCCATTGATGTCCCACACCTCCTGGGTTAGTTGCTGCTCTAACTCGAAGCGGTAAAGATCTATAAATTTGACACCAGGGACAATTATCTACGTATATAGGAGATCCTTTTTCATCTGATTTATGAATAGAACATACCTTTTTACGAAGACGAGAAAATAGATACAAATAGTTAGACTCTTCGTGTTGAGTCAATTCATCCCAAATACAAGTTTGATATTCCGCAGATTGATATCTAGTCTGTACGTTAGTTTCTCCAATGTACCCAAAAGCTACTTTAGCTGGGTGTCCCATAGTTCCATCTGGGTTGACTGTATCAAAATAATATGTGTGTTCATCTCCAGCAAATCTGCATCCAGGCTTGCCTCTTAGCCAATTATGAGCACGATCTAACAAGGCTCCCGGTTGTTTTAGATCAGTAAGAGTCCGTCTAAAGATAATTGCTGAATAACCAGGTACATGAACGTACTGAAGAGCAATAGCTAGAAGACAATCTGATTTTCCACCTCCAGCTTGTCCTCCATAAAGAGCTTCCATATGAGGAAGCATCATAAAAGCTACTTGCTTTGGAAATGGTTTATGAGGAATGAATTTATTTATTAGCATAATGTTTTTACTGAATAGTAGAACTGTCTCCAAACAAAGCTTTATGTACTACTAAAGCAAAGTCTACTATATTTTCAGCTTTTAACACTAAAACCCAATCTTTGTTGTTTTTACGGTGCATTACTACAGGAATATCATCGTTTTTAGCATCTTTTACAGCTTGAGATAAAGCTTCGTACAAGTTCATTTTCTCTGATCTTTTTACTTCAAAATGAATTCCTTTAAGACCAATAATGTCAGCATCTCCAGCTTTTCCACAATACTGAACTGACCTTCTATGACTTATATTCAGTATTGTTTCTAAAGCTTTACATGCCTCTAACTCTCCTCGTTTTCCTTTCTGCTTACTGTTTATTGCCATTTTTAATGTCCTCGTAGGAGTACTCCCTCACCTCAATAACTTCCTGGGAAGAATGCTTATAGTCAAACTCAGTGACCACAGCCAATTCACCTTCCTTTGGCTTCATTCCAGGAGTCTTTTTCCTAGTTACCGTTACAATTTCCTGGAAAAGACACTTATCAACAAACTCTCTAATGTGATCTTTAAAGCCTTTATCGATAAGAAAATTGTAGATAGCTATCAATCGAAGACGATCATCTAGATTTAGAGTGGCAATAGATACTTCTAAACGATTACCGTCAACCATGAACAGTCTTTTAGCAATCTCAATTTTATCCAGACATCCGAGATGAGTTAACCAGGACCTCACTACAGACATATTAGGTATTTTTTGATTCCCAGTCTCCATAGAAGTGAGGTTAGCAGTGGTTCTCGACATCTTTTTAGCTAACCAAGACCTATCAATACCTTTAGAAACTCTAAGTTTACGAAGCCAAGGACCTAAAAACTTGTATTCTTTCTGTCTAGGCATACTCATCCCTCTTCATTTGTCGAGAATGCTCTTCATTGAAAGCTGTTTTACCGCCACCCCTATAGAAAGCTACAGCACAGCGGGCTACTCTTTGAGCATCTGATAAAAAAGTATAAAGAGCATCAGGTTTTCTGGAGTAATTTGGCATTACCGCAGATAATCCCTGGAGAGCAGCATTAAAGGCAGCAAAATAAATAAGTTGTTCATCATTCATAAGTGTGTTTGTAGCGTCAAACCTATTTACAAACGCTTCTATCTTAGCTAATCGCTTATCAACTTCCTGGGAAGAAGCAGGGCTACCCATATCTTTAAGATCCTCAAGACTAATTTGTTTTCTGTTGTTCACTGTCATCGTCATCCTCAGAGGAAAAAGAAAAGTACAAGGGCTTTTTACCCTTTTGTCTAATCATAACCACAGAATCAGAGTAAAGAATAGCCTCTACAATAGCTGTCAGCATCTTTTCTTCAATAAATGTTTCAGATTTTAAGTTAGTGGATATCACCCTATCAGTAAGACGATCACGGGTATATCCAAG